CATTAACTGGTTTAACGGTTAATGATACTATTGTAGGAAGTATTGATGGTTCTGCTGCTACTGCTGCTACTGTCACAGATGCTGCCCAATCAGCAATTACAAGTGTTGGTACATTAACTGGTTTAACGGTTAATGGCACTTTAAATGCGAGTTCAATTGCGCTGACCACAGAAATTACAAGTGATATTACTTTAAACAGTTCGCAAACTTCAGTAATCAGTGGTACAGACTTAACTATTACGATTCATGCTACAACAGCTGCTCAAGGAACTGTAATTACATTATTAAATGGACAATCATACTATTTAAATAATGGTTCAAGCTCAACAACAATTGAGGCAAATTCATCGACAATAATTATTACTACTGGAACGAATCAAGGTGATATAGTTGCATATAGAAATGGTACTCTGATGCCTTTCACTTAGATTACTCCATCATAAATCATTATAGTTACAATAATATACAAACCATATTTTTCATAAATAATTAATAATAATTCTTAATTATGAAAAAACAGGAATAAAAACAGAAATACATAAGAATAAAAATATAATAGATATATAAGTAGAACAATGTCCTTTACACGATTCAATGACGACCCATGTAGAATAAAAAAACAATTACAAGAATCCACCGGAACTGGAAGATATATGTTGAACAAGCCAGGATGGGGAGCCAACCCTTGTTTCATGGATGATCCTCATATTCGCATGGAACAATGGGGCGCTAATTTACAGACCAATAGTATTAATTTAGAGAGCGATTTATTAGGTCTAACACGTCCTTTAACAAAAGATTGCGAAAGTAATAATTTTAAAAAGGCAGAGGTAAATACGTCACCAGTTCAATACCCAACTTGTAATCCATTTACGGAACAATCAAGAGTGACGAATCCGGCTTGGTGGTATAGAGATTTAGAACAAAATCACAATTATATTCTTCCATTGGACCCACAAGAAAATACATGCATTCCTTTTCAGAACAATTTAGATACGCGCATTTTAGAAAAAGATTATTTCGTGGCAAAGGCTCCTTGTATATCTTCTAACAATAACAATGTTTTAGCAGCAAATTCATTTTCAGGATTTGGCGCAGGAGGCAATGTCAATAATTGTTCCACGACCAACACTTGCGGACCAGTCTAACGAGACCATTTTAACGAGACCATTCCAGAAAAAAAATTAAATCGTTATCATATCATATCGTATTATGTCATATAAAAATATTTATATAACATATATATACAAATATGGAATTAGCAGTACCATTAATAGCATTAGGAGGATTATATGTAGCATCCAATCAAGAAGATAAAAAAGAAGGTTATGAAAGCATGGGTAAGCCCGCAAATTCATTACCAAATTCCGAGCCATTGCCCATTAATTATCCAAAAACCGCACCGGTAAATAATAACAATCCAAATATGTATCGTGACCCAAATACAGTGACTGATCGTTATTTTAAACCATCTATTTATCAGGAATATAAAAATGGTCCGGATCAGTTTGGAAATGTATCAAAAACAAACGAGTTCAAGAGCTTAACTGGTGATGATATAAACAAATCTAATTTCAAGCATAATAATATGGCCCCTTTTTTCGGTGGAAAGATTCGCGGAAGCACTCAAGATCCAAATATATCTGAGACTGTTTTAGATAATATGATTGGTTCTGGAAGTCAGCAAATAAGAAAACAGGAGCAAGCGCCTCTCTTTACGCCACAAAAGGATATTCGTTATTCTCATGGTGCTCCAAATCAAAGTGATTTTTATCAATCAAGAGTGATGCCTGGTTCAAAGATGGCAAATGTAAAATTATGGGATGAACAGAAAGTGGGACCTGGACTAGATGCTGGTTACGGCACAGAAGGACAAATGGGGTTCAATTCCGGTATGGCCGCCAGAGAGAAATGGGTCGATAGAAACGTGGATCAATTACGTAGCGAAACCAATCCTAAATTGACCTATGGATTAGAGAATCACGAAGGTCCAGCTCATTATTACAATAATGCGCCAGCTACACAAGAGACACAAGGAAAGGTAGAGAAATATTTACCAGATACTTATTTTATCAATACTCCTGATAGATGGTTGACGACGACAGGTCTAGAAAAGGGTCAGACATCGAGAGCAATCCAAGTAGATAAAGACGTAAATAGATCTACAACATCAAGACAATATTTTGGTGGAGATTCAAATACATCTGGAACAAAAATGTATACACCAGGAGAGCATCAACAACCTAAACGACCTCAATTAGAATCCAATCCCATTGCGAATCCTTCTGCAAAAGGGGCTGGAGCAGCAAGCGCAGGCGATTATGGCATAGGTGGATATAAATCATTGCCCAATAATAGATCTACTGTTCAAAATGATCATGGTTTCGGTATAGTAAATGGATTCATGAAGGCAGCTGTAGCACCTATTATGGATATTTTAAGACCCTCTAGAAAAGAAAACGTGATTGGAAACATCAATCCTACTGGTAATGTTCAAATGACGGTCAATGCGCCACCGGTATTCAATCCTGCCGATCGCGCACCAACCACAATAAAAGAGACGACTGTAGGATTACTCGATAACAATCACTTGAACGTGGAGGGACAACGCGATGGTGGATACAAAGTATCAGAGCAACAATCGGTAGAGCAGGAGAGAGATACGACAAACACGGAATATTACGGTGATGGTGGAATGAATACTGGTGTAGCACTTTATAACGCGGCATACAATCAGCGCAACAATGTCAATAAGACTTATAGAAACCGTCCGAATCAAGGTGGTATGGCCGTTTTGAATAACGAGCAACATATTCAAATAGATAAAAACGAAGCGGATAGAAATAATAACAGAGCTATGATAAGAAATGGCAATGGAAGTATTAACAATACCATACCTTCAATGGAAACTTATGGAAAAATCAACATGCCTCAATATTATGATAATTGCCAGGACTGCGAGAGAATCAACCCGGATATATTGACCGCATTCAAAGAGAATCCTTACACCAAGAGTTTGGGCAGTTATTAAGTGCTTATTATCCATTCGATTATTAAATAGTTAAATAGAAACAATAATATAAACATTTCTTATATTATTGTTTAAAATGACAGATGAAACGGCGACAAGTGAAATAGTTACTCATAATAAGGAGCCATTTGTAGCAACATTGGATAATTGTTTAACGCGAGAAGAATGCGAACATATGATTAATATTTCAAAACCATCGATGAAAAAAAGTTTAGTAAGTTGTGGTAAAATAGGAGTAGAATCTAGTGGTAGAACCAGTCAGAATGCGTGGATACAACATGATCATGATGAAATTACAAAAAGAATAGGAGAGAAAATAGCCAAAATAGTTGGCATGCCTTTAGAAAACGCGGAAGCATTTCAAGTAATATATTACGATACATTAGCAGAGTATCGAAACCATTACGATAGTTGGGAACACGATGGTTCTGAAAAAACATTGCGTTGTATGAAGAATGGTGGTGCTCGTTTAAAAACGGCCCTAGTATATTTAAATGACGTAGAAGAAGGTGGTTCAACACGAATGACTCGATTGAATATTGATGTTTTTCCCAAGATGGGTAAAATGTTACTATTTGAAAATACATATCCTGGTACAAATATAAAGCATCCAATGTCTGAACACGCAGGTACGCCAGTAATAAAAGGAGAGAAATACGCATTTAATTTATGGTTCAAAGAATGTCGATCAAAGAAAATATATTCAGAGTTTAACCCTGGTTATTATAGCAAAAATCAAAACAATCTGTCTATAGAAACTAATGTATTCAATGTTACATCACCAACATCAATCACTAATGAACAAGAACAATCATTATATAAATATAGACAATTGACGAAATTAAGAGAGAAATTTACCAAAGTGTCTGAAAAGAAACACATATATAAAGCAGATGAAGTTCTAACTGAATATGAATGTAAACAAATAATAGACAATTGTGATTTTACAAAATCATCGTCAAAATATATGAATTGTTGGATTGGAAATGATAAATTCACAGAGACAATACATAAAATAGAAGATGCGATTGGTATTCAATCTTGTTTTTTTGAAAATATGAATATATTTAAATATGGTCCAACACAAGTACATGGACCATTTATGGAGGCATATGATATTACATGTGAAAATGGAAAGAAATATACTGAAAAAAGGGGGCAGCGTGTATATACTATTACAATACCATTGAATAATACAATGACAATCAAATTTAATCGTATAAATGAAACAATTGGTTGTAATAAGAATACTATATTAATTTATGATAATATGTTATATAATTCCAAAATGACTAGAGATATGGATATGGAACATACGTTATATAATATGAACGACGATGAAACATACATTTTAAATATTTACGTGAGAGAAAAAGACGATACGAATAGTTTATATTTGCCAATAGAATTAATTACTGATATTACATCTATAGACAATCATCTGTTAGATAGTACCATAGAGTCATCATTGAATACTGATAATAAGGATGATGTACATATGATACCTGAAAACTATAAGGAAACCTATGATACTGTATTGAAATTATTTAAGCAAGATAAAATTCGCGCGAGATGGATGGGTTTAAACAGTTTTAATTACGTAATGAAGGGCGATTTTGATTATTTTAAAAATACAGTACTTGAATATATGAACAGTCGCAGTCCTCCTATCATAGATGTCATGAAAGGCAATATAATAGATATATTGAATGAAAATGATAATTCCGCTTTAAATGAGGATAATTTACAAAAGACATATATATTTGATGAATATAATCCAACCATAGTTGAAAATGTATTAAATAAAAATGCTCTAGTAATTTGTCAAAAATATTATTCTACAAATATTGTCAATGGTGCTTATGTATTGGGTGATAAACAATCAAATCGATTCAAGTCACATAACGAACCAATGTCAAGATTGCTACATTATGAGGTATTGCCCTTGATTGAGAAAATAGTGGGCAAGAAATTAATACCGACATATACTTATTTATCGGCATATGTAAAAGACTCTGATTTACCAGCCCATACAGATAGAGCTGATTGCGAATATACCGTATCTTTTCTTATAAATAAACCGGAACGATCCAAATGGCCTATTTATCTACACAAGGTGAAACAATCAGTTAAACATAAAGGTCGCAGCGATTTTACACCACCTAAGGAGGAGTGTATTGAGATGGATTGTAATGCTGGTGGATTAATGATATTCCAAGGCACGGACCATATACATTTTAGAGAGGGATTATCAGACGATTTTTATCATATAGTTTTACTTCATTATAAAAGTTTATGATGACAATATAGGTAAATAAAATATTATGTTATTCATAATATTTTAGTCATAATATTTTATTATTCAATACAAATGAAACTTGTATCAACAATTGTATTCGTGATTAACAATTTATACGTATCTACTAGAACAGGTATATCTACATTATTTGTTATAACAGCTGGAAAACTAAAATTAGGTCGGTGATTTATTTCAATAAGAAATGCCTTTTTATCATTATTTATAACATAATCTAAACCAAGAATAACATATTGATTATTATCAATATTTTCAATTTCAGAAATATATACCTTCTTTAATTTAGAATAAGATAATAATATATCATTAAATATTTCATCGTTACATTCTATATTGTCTGATAATAGATACTTTGTATGTGATGTTTGATGAATAATATTCATGTGTTTTGCATCATCGCAGTTCATATTGGATATATCCAATTCTTTTGTAGCCAAATTGCCACGATAATGCTTACTAGCATACATTTTTTTGTTAAATAATATCACGTATGTTCGCAATTTATATCTTGTATTGTCAATTAAATGAGGATTAGATACATTTTGCTGTATGATATAATTAGTATCAATACTACAACTTAGAATATCTATTTTTGGTAATAATCTAACATCTAATGCTTCTGAAGATCCTCTATGTTTAATATATAATAATTCGGTATCATCTATATTTTCAGATTCATGTATATTTTTTATATACTGAGGTACAAAATCCAAATTATATGTTCTCTCGCAAAAAAGTTTCTTATCGTCTAATGCTACTGTATTTCTTCTAGGGGCAACGAAAAAAATATTCATACTTGGATGAATGCTTTTCAATGTATTTAAAATATTCTGATCAGTATTATAATCATCATATATTATTCCAATACATTTTTCTGTATTTTTAAACATATCATATAGAATTCCATGGACTTTATTAAACACACCCTTACATTTATTTGTATAAAGGCATATAGTATGACCATTGGTTTTTGTAACAAACGTTCCACTATAACAATTAGACATATTTATATAATTATTTACGACTAATAATTTTAAATCGAATTTGTTTTATATATTATATATTTTGGTATATATTATCTTCCCAAAATATGGTCCATGAAATTGGATGACCTTGTATGTTATTTATATTCCATGAATATTTGTCACAATTTTTAGTTGATAAATCTTTATTACTATATAAATGAAACGTTTTATTTGATAGATAAAATAGGTAGTTTATATAATTGCTAACAGTACTTCCTGAGGTTCCTATAAAATATTTACTTTTTTCACACATATTTTTTTCCATAAGAAAATCTATAATTGGATTTCCTGATGGTTTTATTAATTCATCAGCAAATGTAACAGTATATTTATCTTTCAATAATATTATTATGTCAGCATCTTTTCTGTCACACATAATTAATATATTATTATTTGGTAATTTATTATTTGGTAATTTATCTATAATAGATATCAAATTATTAGAATATCTGGAGGAATTTGTATTTACAACATCTTGTGTTTTGTGATAGTCACCTAATCTCAAATGAATAGATATATCGTATTTATTATCTATATTAACAAAATTTACTGTAATATTTGTATTTAATTTACTTAATGAATTACATATATTTGACATTAATATATATCGTTCTTTGTTTGTATAAAAATTGTAAAAACATCTAGACGCATTACTTTTATTAATGTAAATATATTCATTATCAAATTTATCAAAATCCATTATTAAATGATTACGTCCATTACAAAACAATGTTATATCTTCTTTATATTTATCCATATTATACTGTGAATCTACGAATACAACTGATGAAAAACTATTTGGAATGTCTAACTTATTACATTCGACTGAGTTTATTATATTTTTAATATTTTCAGGAATAACTTTATAATATACATCTATACCGCAAGGTAAAAATTGCTTATAATTATCTGAAAAATAATCTAAAAAATGTCCATAATCCCATGATGCTCTACCACAATGGCATAATGGATTTTTTATTAATAATATCAGCTTGCGACTAGTAATATTAGCTAAATAAATAGCAGTTTCTAGTGAAAATAATTGATTACAAAAACCGACACCACTAAATAACTCATAAATTAAATATTTCATATGTATTTTATTATAAACTTAGAAAAATTATAATATAGAATAACGAAAAAAGTATTAAATATAATGACATAAATAATGTAATATTCATGTCATTAACTATTCATGAAAATATTACCACAAAATTGGATAATTTTATTGAGAATAAAAAAATACCCAACTTAATATTTCATGGGTCGTCCGGTTCAGGTAAAAAAGCAGTATTATTCGATTTCTTGAAAAAGGTGTATAGTGATGAACCTAATTATATGAAAAAATATGTCATGATTGTCAATTGTGCGCATGGAAAAGGCATCAAATTTATTAGAGAAGAGTTGAAATTTTTTGCTAGAACGAACATTGACTTACAAGAAGGCAGTATCTTTAAAAGTATCATCTTATTAAACGCTGATAAACTGACGATTGACGCGCAATCTGCCTTGAGGCGATGTATCGAGCTATTTAGTCATTCGACAAGATTTTTCATTATTGTAGATGACAAATATAAACTATTGAAGCCAATTTTGTCACGTTTTTGTGAGGTATTCATACCGGTACCAGTTGTAAATGGCAAAGAGGTCAATTTACATCGATTTCATCTAAATGAAAGTTTTTCCAATATAAAACAAGAGAAACAAAAAAAGACGAAATTTAAGGGGGAATTCGAAAAAATAAAAGAGAAAGAAGTACAAGAAATAAGTGATATTCTTTATGAGAAGGGGTATAGTGCCTTGGATTTAGTAGAATATATCAAAGATATGAAAATAGAAGAAATCAAAAAGTATGAATATTTAGTATTTATTCAAAAGATAAAGAAGGAATTTAGAGAAGAGCGTTTATTAATGTCGTGTATATTACATTTTCTATTAAAGCGTTTAGATTACTCTTTAGAAAATATTTCTTTTATGTAAATGGACGACTATTCTGTATCAAGCCTACAAGAGTCTAGAAATGAATGGTGTGCTCGCCTAATTAATATTTTTACCCCTTTGATCATCGAGGGATTTAAATCTATATTTGACGAGTCTTGGAAACTATGTCAGGAAAACGACGAAACAGAGAAATATTTGATGACTTATCAGAATTTCCTAGCAAGAATTCCCAAATGGAATCCAACTATTGTAGAAGAGGAAACAAAGCGAATTGTTGAAAAAAGCAATTGTGGTTATTTAAACGACTTAATTAGTTGTGTTCATATTATTCAGTTAAAAAGCTTAACTTGTATGCGTGTAGGAAATCAACAGAAAAAGATTGACATAAATGTACCTTCACTCAATGATTTTGTTCATAAAGTGTATATCAATACTGCGAGAAAGATATATACCAATATTTATTTGTTTGAGAAAAATGTCGGTCCTCTTCAAATACAGAAACATAATCGCGAATTGGAAATGATAGTGAGAGAGCAAATTTTAAATTCTATTCGAGAGAATATTCCAGTAGAAAACATTTTGAAAGTATATTTAGATGAGACCATTGAGGACGATGTTCAAGTCGAAGAAAGCGAGGAGATTATTTCCACTGAACCAGTAGAAGAGGAATTAGCAGCTGATGATAAAACAAAGGGCGATGAAGATGGTGATGAAGATGGTGATGAAGATTCTAATTCGAATAAACAATTGGAAGGAGAGGAAGATTTAAAAATAGATCCGTTGGAAGGAATGGGTAATATATCAGACGAATCCAATAAAGACAATGGTAAAATTCAATTTAATGACATTGATAAAGCCATTGGAACAGATAATAAAATAGAGGATATTGCTGCACCAAAAACAGTAGAGAGATTAGAGCAAATAAGTCAGGAAAGAGCAGAGGCTAGAAAGATGGAAGAGGAAGAGGAAGAAGAGGAAGATAGAATAAAAATAGGTGAAAAAATAAAATTAACAGATATAGATGTACATGATTTAGAAAAGCCAACGGAAACAAACAAGATTCCTATTGGTCTAGAGGAAATTGAAATATTGACCTAGATACTTAATACTTAATACTTTATACTTTTGGGAAAAGTATAGCAAAACATAGATACTTAATACTTAATACTTTTGGAAAAAGTATGACAAAACTTTATACTTAATGCTTTTGGAAAAAGTATGACATATAATTCGTTAAATTTACATAAACTTTCTTTCAAGTTAATGTAAATGACAGAAGTCTTTATATATGCTTTAGCCATATCGACAGTATTCTTTCTATTTAAATTTGTAGAAATGAAATTTGCTTCTGATGATGATAAGAAACCGTTAAAAGTGGTCGTGAAAGAGTCTCTATTCGTTTATAGTGCCTCAGTGGTAGGAATATATTTGTATTCTCAGTTTGATACCAATAGTGTGAAAACTGGTGGGGGAAAAACAACAATGGCTTTTGTAGATAATCCTGCTTTTTAATTATAGATTCAATAGATAGAATAATATGGATATAACTGAGAGATTGAATACAAAAAATAATTTATTAGATAACAATAAATTATTTTTATTTGTGATATTTTATCATTTATTTGCCATAATCTCTCTACTACAATTAAAATTATTGTAAATTAGGAATAGCATCTAAATTCATAACTTTTGCGCTTTTGTTCAGTTTTTTCTTACTTGTTACATATTTCTTAAAGATATCATTTTCCAATTGTTCTACTGGAATAGCTTTATGAATGGTTCTGGCAATCATCTTATATAATTTAAATTCCGGATATCTCTCTTCGCCACTGTTTTTATATAATATGTTCCTATCCTTATCATCCATCAACCATGAACCTACTAATCGGGCAAGTTTGTTCTTCTTTAAGATTTCTTCTGCTTCAAATATATCTTCCACAAAATGATCATATAAACAACACGCCAATCTACATAAATCAAAACTAGGATTCGGTTCTAATCGGGGTTTATTCTCATCAAGATAGGGATCGCAGTTATATTGTGATGCGGCGTCCCCCTTGGGATGAAAACTGTCGCTACACATAATTTGTCCTTGAAACTTGTAAATGGCTCGCCCAAAATCGATAATTTTGTATATTTTACCATAAGTTGGAACCTTGTAAGTTGTCTGGTTAAATGTATAATACAAAAACTGTTTTTCAGTCGGTATATACATTATATTATTTGTATGTAGATCGTTATGAGTAAAAGAAAAGGTTTTTTGAAATACAGACAAACTAATAATTGTTTGAAACAAGCAAGATGTCCATTCATGGTCTTTTAATGAATTATTTTCCATCAAATAATCCAACGTATTTTCGCATTTCTCCAAAGCAATCATCTGTACTGGAAAATTGAAAATAGAACAGAATACATCCTCATCATCGCTCTCACAACTGCTTTCATCGTCATCACTCGTACCATCATTATCATCATCATTATTTAAACTAGCGTCAGAATCGTATTCTTCATCATTCTCCGCTTCATCATCACTGTCAATAGAAGTATTTGAAGATTTGGAGCTAAATGTAGAAGAAGAGGATACCGACGATGATTTCTTTACAGGATAATTATAAATACAAACATCACTTAAATCAACAATTTGTACAGGTTGTACCGGTTGTGTTTTTTCTATAGTGTTGTCATTCAAAACACCATCTTTATCGCAATTATTTACAGCAAACAGAGAGAAATCTTCGCTGAAAAATGTGTCAATATCAATTTTATCTAGTTTATCATTAATAACCAACTTTCTTTTGTTTGTGCGCGAATCAATGTTAAATATATTAGCATGTTCGTCGTTTTCAATAGTATAATGAGTATTACATGTTTCATGAAAATAGTCACTTTCATTTAAATAATCAATGTCATCACCAACATTATATATAAATTTATTTTGCTCGCAAATAAAAGAACCATAATAATCAATACTATTTAAAAACCCATAATTATGTAATAACTGACTAGACAAGTATGTAAAAAATGAATCGACATAGGCACTATTATTTTTATCTTGTAGTTTAGGAAAAGAAGAGATTGTATTAAATGTAGGCAATAAAATAGAACCGTTTCCAGATACGTCATATTTACCAGTCAAATACTTTAACGGATCTAATAGAGGAGAGTATTTACAAAATGTATCCCTTTGTACTAGATTGTCTGAATTATCAGAAACGTAAATACTCAGTTTGTTTTTATCAATCTCTTCACGTAGAGAATGAATATAGTACTTTTGATTCAGATTAATACTATTAAAGTTAGTAGGGTTGAGTGAAAAGAATTTTTCATAGAGAGGAACATAATTTTGTAGTTTCTCTAAACCTAAACCGGAATTTTCTAAACTGTGAAACAACTCTTCGTTCTTGTTTTTTCGGTAATACAAAGAAAAGTTCATTCTTTTATTATTCTTAAAGTAAATATAATGATTCATTTAAACTTATTTCTCGTAAATCATTAGTATTTTTTTTCTTTTTAGAAGTTAAGCATGTCATTGGATATGAAAAAGTTCGATATGAAAAATATTAGTTTTCGCCCAGATGAAAACAAGGGTCCGGTTGTCGTTTTAATTGGTAGAAGAGACACTGGTAAAAGTTTCTTGGTGAGAGATTTATTATATTATCATCAAGATATTCCTATAGGAACGGTTATTTCTGGTACGGAAGCAGGTAATGGTTTTTTTGCTGAACACGTCCCCAAGTTATTTATTCATGATGAATATAATAGTGCCATTATTGAAAATATTTTAAAAAGGCAAAAAACGGTTTTAAAGCAAATTAAGAAGGAGATGGAAGCTTATAAGCGAACCAATATAGATCCTCGAGCATTTGTTATATTGGATGATTGTCTCTATGACAACAAATGGACGAAAGATAAGCTAATGAGATTGTTGTTTATGAATGGTCGTCACTGGAAGATTATGTTAGTTATTACTATGCAATATCCACTAGGTATTCCTCCTAACTTGAGAACAAATATTGATTATGTTTTCATATTGAGAGAACCATATATTGCAAATAGAAAGCGTATATGGGAGAATTATGCGGGTATGTTTCCAACCTTTGAATCGTTTTGTCAAGTCATGGATCAATGTACTGAAAACTTTGAATGTTTAGTTATTAATAACAACTCCAAATCAAATAAATTACAAGATCAAATATTCTGGTACAAGGCACAAAATCATAGTGGATTTAAGTTGGGATCGAAAGAGTTTTGGGAATTATCAAAAGATATTGACAGTGACGACGATGAGGATGTTTATGACCCAAATAGCGTACAAAAGAAGGGAGCTGGACCCAAAATCAATGTTAAGAAAAACAAATGGTAAAATACATTGTCTGATAAGAGAATAAAGTATTAGATAAAACACAAAATGATTTATTTTGTATTCTTATTATATAATGAGTAAAAATACAAAGAATAATAGTACAGATAATATTCCGAGCGCAACGAACGTAGATTTAGACGTAGTTGAAAAGGCTCTAATCGCTGGTGGAAATAAAGTAATAGATAAAGCGATGAAACAGATTAATGACGGAGCAAAAACCAACAATATAGAAACAAGTAAAAATAATGGTACGACTGGTATTACTACGAAAAATAATTTAAATAAACCAATAGATGGTGTAAAAAAACGCCAACCCAGTCCTGATAGAGGTAAATTAGATTATAAAGATTCAAAGGAATTTACTATTTTTCAAAATGAACTACAATCGCTTATCAATAACAATTTATTTATTTTGAAAGAATGTAAAACGTGCAAACGATTATTGGATATTAAATATAGTGATTTAGACTCAACTATTAATTATATACAAATTTCCGTGATTGTTTTATCAACAATGTCTGGATTTTTACAATCAACAAAAAACTATTTCGACACGGCCGAATCAATCGTATCTGTTTCAGGAATTTCCATTTCTACGTATATTAGTTTGATTTTATCAGTGTCCAAGTATTACAAATATGATGAACAAAAAGAAAGAATACACAACTTGAGAGAGAAATATGCTAATTTACACAATAAAATAGAATATAGAATGGATGTATTGGGACCTCATACAAAGGAAAATTTATGGGAACATCAAGATGTAGTTGAGAAGTTAAATGACTGGTCTAAGATAAAAATAGCAATGGATGAGGAATATTTAATATTAATTGAGACAAAACAAGCATTGACAACTGAATATGAATCAATCATGGATTCAAAATCACGTAATCAAAATTACATCAAAGATAGAGAGTTAGTTCTAGCCAACAGAGAGAAGGTCTTTAAAACATTGGAAAAACATACTGCTCTAGAAAAGAAAATAAAAGCAAGAGAAGTTTTAACTGACTGGGAAAGTGTTATACAATTACCAGATGATGACTTGAATAATTGGGATGATATTGTATAAGTTTTCAAATAAATAAATCAATTCGTGTAAAATATTTTATGTTTTATTGTAAAATATTTTATGTTTTATTGTAAAATATTTTATGTTTTTAATCATATTATTGTGAGCGAGCGGATATTAAAATGTCATGATTTACATAGCAGCAGCATGTAATGTGGAAAGACCGTGATCCGTTTTGTCACTGGTTACAATATTATCTCCTTCAAATAGCTCGGTTTTTACATCTTCTAGAGTAGCAGTTTCACTCATAGCTGCTTCTTGCGTGTTCATGTTAGCAACTGAAACCAAATCACCATTTTCATTGATAGTCTGAGTAAGTTTGTTACCAGATTCCAACGCCTTCTTCTTATTATCTTCTATTGCCTTTTGCTTAGTTTCCTTCACACGTGTATCGAATTCATCTTTTGCCTTGTCCTCGTTCTTCTTCTTCTCACTCATTAGCTCATTGAGAGTCTCCTCCATATATTCAACACGACCTGTTTTGTATGCCTCGGGATGAAATGGAACCCAAATGCCAACTGGTCCCACATATACATCATGATTAGGATCATTCTGTCTTAGCATTTTACATCTGAGCTCAGCCTCTTGTTGTGTGGGGAAAACACCTCTTACCTTGATACCACGAATAGATGTTTGGAATGAATGCTTCTCACCAAACTCCTTCTCTAGACGATCCTCGTGGTCATCCAAGAAATTCTTATAGTCGTCCTCAATGGTAGTGCTAATAAGTTTCTCCTTCTCATCCTTGGAGAATTCTTGGAAATCGCTAGTCAATTTATCAAAGTCAAGATGGTATTTATAAGATACAAAGTTTAGAAACTGAGAAAATTTCTCCATGGATTTACTGAAATCCCAATTATTAATAAACTTCTCAAACAAAAATAAATCCTTTTGCTTTAGAACATGTTCCGGGGAAATAAAAGACAAACAGGCGAACTTTTGCCCAGCCATAGGTTTGTCTTCGTCTAATAGATCAATATATTTAGCATTATCACTACCATCTTGATTCGTTTTCAATGTGATATTATCTGAATTGACCACACAAGTGTCATTAGTATCATTTAATGGATTGATTGATTTAGAAAAACTCATTATAGGTATTGTATATGTGAATATTTAAGTGTTTTTATCTATAATAATATAATGTCTTTTATTTGTTATGTTTTATATATTTTAGAAATAATAATTTTTTCTGTTTAGTTTATATAATAATGTTAGGAGGCATGTTAGATTTAGGTGAATTAGTCAAAAGAGCTATTAAATACCTTGTAGAAGGTTTAATGGTCGCTATTGCTGCTTATGCTATCCCCAAAAGAGGTCTTAATTTAGACGAAGTTGCTCTTATTGCTTTAACTGCTGCCGCCACATTCAGCATTCTCGACACATATGTTCCCAGCTTAGCAGTTGGTGCTCGTTCTGGTGCTGGATTCGGTATCGGTGCTAACCTCGTTAAATTCCCAGGAGGATTTTAAATATAGTAATTCTACATCATTTATACAATATACATACTGATTAAAAAATAAGTAACTGCTATACAGTCACCTATTTTTATTTATATTAATTTTTTATTTCCATAAGTGTATAAAATATACAAATATTAGATATTAGACATTAGATATTAGATATTGTCTGTCTGCGACTTTTTCTATAATCATACCTGATGCTCCATTCTCCATATGATTTACAATTCTCATCACAAAAATAACACACGTTATTCAGAATAGTATGTTCAATAGAATCTAATTTACATATTTCTTTTTCACACATATCATTATCACAATCGGTATAATTTGTAACATAATGTAATTCATCTAGAACTATATTTAATTTATCTTTATGAATAACTCTATACTGATAACTAAAATCGTATATATGGTTTTCTAACTCGATGGGTAACGTATATATTTTGTCACAATATATCGTCATGGTATAAGGTATAACGTGTAATTGTATAGTATAGTTTAACTAGTAAATGGTATTAGTATAGAAAATTGTACTTTTAATAAATGAATTTCAATTTTTTATATTTGTTATATTTTTATATTTTTAACAGTTTAAAAGAATATGTATATTTATAATTATAATTATAATACTACTAATGTTAGTTGTAGAATATTTATGGTTAGGTGGTAATAATGAATTACGTAGTAAGATTCGTGTATTGGACAACCTGAATGACAGTTCCAGATTAAATTCGAATATGGACCGCCCGTTATTACTTACAGATATCCCTGATTGGAATTATGATGGAAGTTCAACCGGTCAAGCTAGTGGCAATGATTCTGAAATTGTAATAAAGCCAAAATCTGTATTTAAAAATCCATTTAGAAAACCGTGTGATTATATCGTGCTATGTGATACGTATTTGCCGAACAACGAACCGTTATATAATAATAATCGAACGATTGCTAATACCATATTTAATAAAAATATGAATCAAGAACCTTGGTTTGGACTAGAACAAGAATACTTTTTAATCGATCCTGAAACAAATATGCCTCTAGGATATGATAAAGACGGAAAGCAGGGACAATATTATTGTAGCGTAGGACATGAAAATGCGATTGGTCGTCATATAGCAGAAGAACATATGGAACTCTGTTTATACGCAGGCATCAAAATCAGTGGTATGAATGCAGAAGTAGCCCCAGGTCAATGGGAATTTCAAGTGGGGCCATGTACTGGTATTGAAGCAGGGGACCATCTTTGGATAGCTAGATATATTTTACAACGACTTGGAGAAAAGCATAAAGTAAAAATTAATTTTGAACCGAAACCATTGAAGGGTGACTGGAATGGTTCAGGATGTCATACTAATTATAGTACAAGAAATATGAGAGAAGGCACTGAAGACAAAACCGGATTAGAATACATTGAAGAAGCAATTGACAAATTGTCAAAGAAGCATGACGAACATATGAATATATATGGTTCCGGAAACGAGGAGAGAATGACAGGAGAACATGAAACAGCATCATATGACAAATTTACAGATGGAGTAGCAAATCGTGGAGCCTCTGTAAGACGTGGTTATGATACAATAAAGAATAAAAAGGGATACTTTGAAGATAGACGTCCTAGTTCAAATTGCGACCCTTATTTAGTTACAAGTGCTATATTTAGTACGACCTGTTTGGAGTAGAAAACAATAAAACGATAAATTGATTTCACATATGATATAATAATAAAATTATATCATATCATATAGTATAGTATGTTACCTATACCATTAATATTAGTTATTGTCGCATGTGGAATAGTGGTAACAGGTATGATAATTGAATCTTGTTACGTAACTATACAAAATGTAAGAAATACAAGAAATACAAGAAATACAAGAAATACAAGAAATCGAATAAAAAGAAAACAGCCACCATTAAGTATATGTGATGAAAATACGTCAGATAGAACGGATAATACAAATGAAATTTTATAAATAACTATAAATAAATCTTCAAATGTGTATATTACTGATATATGTAAGTAATTACCAAGGGTGTAATTCATTTATCACTATAACATATTTTTCATAAATAATATTTCTCTATCTTGCTCATATTCAAGATTTTTGGCCAAAGTAAATAAATAATTGTTATTTACGAAATTATTATCATTTGCTAGTAATTGTTTTGTTGTAGTTATAGCAGTTGAATGATGACCTATCATTCGTTTTAGCCATTGCTCATTATTTACGAATAATTGGCTTCTTAATAAAAAGATACATACACTACTTAATAGTATGCCTATTGCAAATATTTTTGTATCAAATTGTCCCATTGAAACATAATGAACAATTTGATGACTCCATATCATATTAGAAGCCATAAATAAACCACTATATATAAGCGTTAATGATAGATATATATCAGAAAACCGATAAGCTAATATATTCATTGGGTTCAAACTAATACCTACAAGAAACATTATCACAAAAAGTATTAGTTGATGTTTGAAAATTCCAGTCATTGTATTATATATTGGTTATATAATATTGGTTTTGGTTATATAATATTCATTTGTAAATATTATATAATTATACTCGTTAGACCGTTACAATAATTAAATACGCGATACTCAGTTGGATAATACATGTTAATGAACCAAAACCTAAATAGGTATTTTTTAAATTATTTATATGTTCAATTTGTTCGTCAGGACATTTTTTCAGTTTATCGCATTTAATAATTAAATTTTGCATTCTACGATAATACGGTATTAATGAGAATAACATATAAAAGGTGGAAACTAATATAAGTCCGATAGATATCGCTTTGGCCAAATATGGATGAACTTTGACAGAGCCTTTTCTGGCCATGGTATAGAAAATTAAACTAGATGTTGTTATAATGGCAGACAAGTTAAACCATCCTATTAAAAGTGTCTCAGGTATATACAAATTTTCTGAAAATGCTAAATCACTTTCTATAATACCACGAATATGCATATTGTCTCTTGTAGATAGTAATTCTTCATTTTCTAGAAAATTGGAAATAGGCATTTTGATGATTATATATTACGCATATATTTTTGCTATTTGCTATTTGCTATATTATATTATTCTTCATATTATACTAAATAGTAGGTATAAATTCCCAATCCAATGATTTACATATTTTTTTCCAAATTTCATCTTGTTCTATCCTTTTCTCGCGGTCTTTTAACATCGGAAAATAAGGAAGAAATTGTATCTGGTCTAATAATTCACATAACTTATAAACAGTATAATAGTAATTCAAAAAATTAACGCGGTCATCTGGACAAAATTTCGCATATGGTCCTTGAATTTCCATAAACAAATTACACAACGACTCTTCCAATTCTTGTGTCATGACCGGTGGCTTAATTCCTAATTTATCCTTAATAAACGGTATGTGTTCATAGAATTTATTATAGCCTAATTTTTTTAGTATATCCTTGGCCTTTTTATTGTTTAATTGCGTTAAACTAATTCTTTCTTTGCGAATTTGATTCTTAATATTTTCCAACACTTCTTCAGGAATTTGTGTAGTTTCTTTTGCTTGAAATTGAGCCAATATTTCACGAAAATGATTAATTCTTTTATACGCATAAAAACAAGCCTCTTTTGGAGGCTCTTTATACGAAGGCTTTTCATTTTCAACCAAATACTGAATATGTTTATGACAGTTGTTACATACCATAATTCCTTCATGGTCAATTGGAATAAGTTCCCCTTTTTTACACGATTGACAAATATCCGTTTCTACCACGAATTTACTTATATCGATGAATGATTCATCTAGATTGGACAAATATGTCTGAACGCTGTCTTTATTTGTACTATTATTTTGAGACCCTTCTTCAGAATTAATTTTAAAAAAGGAATTAAGTAGTTTTGTTTTATTGTTATTATTTGAGATTTCTTTTTTGTTTTCAAAGTAGTCGAAAATGTATTGATTATTATTCAAATAATAATGTTTATTTTTCTTTTTGATATCATTTATCTGGGAGATAACATCTCTCAGTGTATCCTGTATTTCTATTTTATGCTCAATAGAAATTGATGTATCTGTCGCCAGTTTCTGAAAATATTTTTTCTTTGCTCTTAATTCAGGTAAAGTTTCCTCTTTTTCTTTTGCGAATTCATTCTCAATCTCTCTATGTTTGCTATCTAAAGTAGTAATACTTTTCTCATCCATAATAATTTTTTTATTTGTTTTATGCTTGAAATTCGGCATTAGTATGTTTATACTATTAAAAAAAAATTATTTTTAATATATATTTTGCTTAAATCATTACCAAGTTATATTTCATGTTATGTTTTCTCTCTATTAAACAAATGAATCTTCATATTGATCTTGATAGAGAGATAAACGAAATCGATAAAAAATACCCAGAAGTATTGGATACGATGAATTATTTATATTCTTATTTAGACAATGACTGGACCATCAAAAAAAGAAAAAATGGTTATATTCTTGTAAAAGAAAATCATAAAATGATTGTTTCGGAATCTATACATTTTACAAATTCGACTATCAATAACCATTATTCTGACAATATCGAAAATCAGAAATCACATCATAATCGTGGTATAAATCCACATAAAACCAAATATATATTCTATTTTCTCTATAATGTTTTAAATAATGGATGGACAATTAAGAAAAGTCGTCAAGAAGAATACACTTTTATTAAAAATCATGAAGGAAAAAAAGAAGTTTTTTCCAATAAATATCTCCATACATTTATGAAAGAAAACTTTAATTATCAATTAATTAAATAAATTAATGTAGGTGTGTAGTTATTTTGAAAAAAATAAAAATATTTAGCAATATTATAAAACCATGGGAGGTGGATTAATGCAACTCGTCGCTTACGGTGCCCAAGATGTTTATCTTACTGGCAACCCTCAAATTACTTTCTGGAAGGTCTCTTATAGACGTCACACAAACTTTGCAATGGAATCCATTGAGCAAACATTCAACGGACAAGCCGATTTCGGTCGTCGTGTCACATGTACCATCAGCCGCAACGGTGATCTTTGCTACCGTACATACCTTCAAGTTACTCTCCCCGAGATTAACCAACACATGGCAAATACCACAGGTAATGCCAAGGACGGTGTTTATGCTCGCTGGTTAGATTTCCCTGGAGAGCAACTTATCTCTCAGGTTGAGGTTGAGATTGGTGGTCAACGTATTGACCGTCAATATGGTGACTGGATGCACATCTGGAACCAACTTACCCTTACAGGTGAGCAACAACGTGGATACTACAAGATGGTTGGTAACACCACCCAACTTACATTCATCACTGATCCTTCTTTCAACGACGTTGATGGACCTTGTGAGTCCAACGCTCCTCGTCAAGTTTGCGCTCCTCGTAACGCTCTTCCTGAGACCACTCTTTACGTTCCTTTCCAATTCTGGTACTGCCGTAACCCTGGACTTGCTCTTCCTTTAATCGCCCTTCAATACCACGAGGTCAAGATCAACCTTGACATTCGCCCCATTGATGAGTGCTTATGGGCAGTCGGTTCTCTTAACTGTACAAGTGGTTCAGGTAAGGTCACCACTGCCTACAACCAATCTCTTGTCGCTGCTTCTCTTTACGTTGATTACGTCTTCTTGGATACCGATGAGCGTCGCAGAATGGCCCAAAACCCCCACGAGTACCTCATTGAGCAACTCCAATTCACTGGTGATGAGTCTGTCGGTTCCTCCAGTAACAAGATCAAGCTCAACTTTAACCACCCTGTTAAGGAGCTTATCTGGGTTGTCCAACCTGATGAGAATGTTGATTACTGCTCTTCTTTAGAGTGTAACCAAACTCTTTACTCCACTCTTGGTGCCCAACCTTTCAACTACACCGATGCCGTCGATGCTCTTCCCAACGCCATCCACTCTTTCGGAGGACCCGAGGCTGTTGTCAATGCTTCTGGTACCGCATACATCAATGCTTCTGGTCTTTTCAACGATGCCGGTGCTGTCGATGATGCTGCCACCAGCCAACAATGGTGGTCTAACCAAGTTGGACCTGAAGTTCCTTATACCAGCCCTAACTTTGACAGTGCCATGAACTCTGGTGTCTCTGATGCCGGTACATTTGTTCTTGCCGAGACTTCTCTTGACATGCACTGCTGGGGTGAGAACCCTGTTGTAACTGCCAAGTTACAACTTAACGGCCAAGACCGTTTCTCTGAGCGTGAGGGTACATACTTTGACCTTGTCCAACCTTTCCAACACCACACACGTAACCCCGATACCGGTATCAACGTGTACTCATTCGCCCTTCGCCCTGAGGAGCACCAACCTTCCGGATCATGTAACTTCTCCCGTATTGATAACGCCACTCTTCAACTCGTTCTTTCCAACGCCACTGTTGAGGGTACCAAGACTGCCAAGGTTCGTGTCTATGCTACTAACTACAATGTTCTTCGTATCATGAGTGGCATGGGTGGGCTCGCCTATTCAAATTAAATTTTCATTATATATATTTTTTATATATTAAGATTATTTTAACTTAAAGATATTCATATTATACTAATTATACTAATTATAATATGAACAATCAAACAAAACCAAAATATTTCAAAAATAGCGTTTTTGAAAATAGCTGGAATATTGAATATTCTAATGGAAACATATATATTGTTGATGAACATGTTTTTGAAAAAATATTAAATTTTAACAAAAAATTTATATTTAATAATGATACTGAACAATATCCTTCATATGGAGTAAATAGAAAATATATTACATTAGTTGAATACATATTTGAATTTAATCCTGAATTATATAATTATAATTTTAAAACAAGTAATATATTTGACTTAAGATATAAAAATATCAAAAATATAGTTCCAAAAGATTTTATTGAATTAACAAAAAATTATAATGTTGTAGAATATTTGACTGATGGAGTATTAATTCGTAGAGGTAAATATGCTGGAGAATTTAAAAATCCTATCTGTAAAATATTAAATGAACATAATAAGGAAGAATATTTAATGCTTTGTAATAAAAATAAATTATGTAAGTTATGTCCTATTTCTTATCAAAAAATAATAGATTTTGAAAAAAATAATACCGATATTAATAACAATAAAATAATTTGGTCTTATCATACTAATGGATATATATTGGGTAATAATTCATTATTTATCCATCAAGTTATAATGAATTATTATTGGAATGGTAAAGGAACCAAAAATAAAAGCGTAGATCATATTGACCAAGACCCATTAAATAATACTTATGGTAATCTGCGTATAGTATCTCAAGAAGTTCAACGACAAAATTCTAAAGGTATTAAGGAAGGAACAAAACGTGCAAGGAAAACATCAGCACAACCATTGCCTGAAGAAATCAATGAAGATATGATTAAAAAATATGTTACTTATAATAGAGAATGTTACAATAAAGAAAAAAATCTTTATAGAGAATATTTTCGTGTTGAAAAACATCCAAAACTAGACAAGGAATTCACCTCATCCAAATCCGAAAAAGTCTCCATCCTAGAAAAACTAGCCCAAGCAAACAAAATCGTGGATGATTTGGAAAATGATATTTATCCAAACGTGGAAGAAAAAATATTGCCTACTTTTGTAAGTAATAAAGATTATAGAGGAAAGCCACATTTAACTTTTGACAGAAGAGCACCAAATGGAACAAGACAAAATGTAAGAATGGTGTTACCAAAAGAATACGAGTTAGAAGAACAAATTAACATTCTTAGAGAGAAAATCAAGATTAAATATGATTTAGAAATTTAAAAATATTTTTTACTATATAATATATATAATGACTGGACGTAATTTAGATTATGGTCATATGTATGAAGGTCATATGGCAAGAACAGAATTAGATAATATAGAGAGAAATGCTAAAAAATTACATAAACTTCTTAGAGACGATGACGATTTACCTGAATGGGTAAATAAAAAGATATTTTTAGCAAATAGTTATTTAAAATCTGCTACTAATTATTTACATAATAAAATCGTTCATAGAAGCCATTCTACAAAGAAACGAAAGACTAGAAAGGGAAAACAAACTAAACGTGTTAAAAAATAGCCCCATTTTATTTGTATAAAATCATAAAATAATAATTATTCATTCCAAATATTATTTTATTTACATTTCTTACAATCCTTACTGGTCAATTCGTAACCCCAATGTTGTAAAGTTTGTCGTATTTTAGGACTAATCTCATAATCGTTATATTTTGCCTTTTTATCATTAATCATATTGATTAACCATTTTCTGAATCTACTCTTCGGACCAGCTGTTTTGGTCCATCTACTTATTTGCCATTCGTCATCAGGGCCTCGTTTGCCTTGATAAAAATCACAATACCATTGAACCCAACCATAGGGTTGATTCTTAGTTATCCATTTCTTTTCCTCCCAAAATTCCAGAGTTGTTCCCACCTTGACATTGTACTTATTAATGGATTTATCGTACTCGTCCCAGTCGCTTGTTAGCCAATCCTCAGGTAGTCCTTTCCACCAAGATTTCGGATAATCTAAATGTTGATTTTTATATTTTTTATTTGTTACAGACGAGTGTATAGGTCTCCAATATGTTCCTCCAAAACTTCCTAATTGAAACATTTCTCTCGGTGTTAAATTTGGTCTAAATTCAGAATAATCCTTAAATATAATCTCTCCACTACTATTTTTATTAGGCATATTATAATTATCCTATATTTTATTGTAGAATATTTTATTGTAGAATAT